AAATGTTGATAATGATTCTCTACATCAACGCTAATTGTTTCTAAATGTCCTAGGTTTATTAAGTAACTATCTAGCATACCATTATGAAACATGTGTTCATATGCTACTTTACGATGTGCTAGTTTTAATGCACCCTTCTCAATTTCATAACTGCTTCTTGGATTATTCAATAGAACTATACTTACGTAACTGCCAATATTAAAGACTTTATGTGGCAAACTGTTATCTGAGCAATATTCATCTAATTGTACTAATAAATTAGATTGACCAAATCGCATTCCTCTAGTAAAGTTAATTGTATAATCATATTTATGAGTACAATTTAAAAATTTACTCAAATCATAATCTCGGGTATCAAACCCAGTACTACGACTACAGTATTCTACATCGAATAGACTTTCAAATAACTTGCCCAAAGGGTGATTTGAGTCACAGGTAATTCTAGCTTTCATAATAAATCCTAGTATGTGGTAATATGTTAATATTTTTTTGCTTTGCTAATCTGTCTAACAACATGTATCTATCCGTACTGTAATGATTGATTGTGGTCAAATAATGCAATGTGTTACTAAGCCAAAGGTCGCTATTATCGGGCAAATTGTCAAATAGCTTTTCAATATCCGAATCTTTTCTTATATCAATTAATAAAAACTCCGTGTCAATATCTCGCAAGTAATCATAATATGTATCAATATCACTATAGGGTAACTGGTCTAAGTCTTCAATAGATGCCTTTTTATATCCAAGTGTAAACTGATTTAAATATGACTGAAACAACAAAGGTCTGTTATTAGACTGTATTAACTCTTTCTGGAATATCAAACTCTGGGGGCTATAGTCAAAGAATACAGTCTTTTTTACTTTATTGTTATATGCTAATCTAGCTGTCATTATTCCGCTAGCCAATCCACCAGTTGCAACATTAGATGCACATTCAGGTATTGGTTCGGTATTTAAAAGAAAAATATCCTTAGATTCTTCATATTGTTTGATAATACCTGTAACCATACTACGCCCTTCATCATAGTATAGGTCGACTATATTTGTTTTATCGTTGATGACAGTAATCGGGTTATCGTGATATGTTTTCTTTTCAAAGACTAATATGTCGTTAAAATAGACTTCTACATCAGACATAGTATAAAACTGTGCATATAATGTTGGATGGAGTATAAACCCTTCAGTCAATCTAATGTAGGGTAACACCACATCTGTACTTGAACTTACAAAGTTTGATTTATTGTTCTGTAGTATAATACCCAATTCCACTAAGCTGGGTTCTAAATACGTGCCATCTCTCAATGAGATATATAGGTTGTGTTGCATAATATCATAAATATACACATATTTATATTAACCACAGTATGCAATTTTATAATCCAATCGACAGCCCGTTCGTACCCTATGTTTATCCGGAAATAACTAAGTTACTAGAGAACGGTCCTACTGATGTTAATTGGGAGCACAGATATAATATACTTGATTCTTTTAGGATAGAGTGTAAGAATTGGTTAGAAAATGGCACAAAAACAAAAATTAAGAATTTAAATAACTTTAATTACTGTTACATGCTATATGGTGGCACTCAATATATAAATGACATGCCAAAGTTTGAAAAGAGAACGGTTGAAATACATAAAGATGAGTATTCAGCATATCAAAAGACATTAGAAGTTTATAATATGCCTCATCATGTATTTGACAATTTTGATGACATGGGCAAAGATCCAAATAATCTAGTCATTGTAAGCTATCCTTTTAGTTATGCGGGCGACCACGATGATAAAATAATCGAACTATTAAAGCGTAGCAGTGCTAAAATTGTATTAGACAGTGTATTCATAGGAACAAACAGATTTCCAATTGATTTAGATTTCTCCTTGTTACATAATGTAGAGACTTTTATCTTTAGTTACAGTAAAGGGTTTGGTCTACGATACAATAGAATAGGTATCATGTTTACCAATATGTTTGTGGAAGAATATGACCTGTATCACAGCTATGCTTATCATAATCTACATTCAGCGCAAATTGCTAGACAGGTTATGAATTCATACAATTTAGATTACTTTACTGACCGTTATGGCTATTTACAAGATAAAGCATGTGAAGAATTAGGGCTTAGAACTAGCGGGTGTATACATGTTGGACTAGATCCTATTGACGTTATACCCAATCCAATACCAATATATTACAACCCCAAAAGAAGAATAACACATTTATTTGATAGCTTTTTGCCAAGGTAAGTTAGATACTGTATTATCTCTTAGTACTAGATTGGTTATTTTGGGATAGATGTAAAAGTTATCAACTAAATTGTCTTTGTCAAAGTTGTTAATAGCGTCTGCTACTTGCATAGGATCCACGTACATAGGCATATAAACAAATATATTAGTGCATATATTTGTGCTGGCAAATGCGCTATTATACATTTGATTGTATGCAATCTTTGTACTATCAAAATACGCTGATTCAGTATCAATAGGTAATATAAGAATCATCTTTGATGTGTATTCTGTTGAATAGTTATCAGTGGTTGAGATAAGACTTATGATAGTATAGTCATCAATAACAATATTGTCTCGTAATACATCGTTAAATTCACAATTGCTTCCGATAAAGTTCATATTCTTTTTTCCATAATTCACTATGTTCAGTGTTTTCATATTGCTCAAACCACGGACCCCCGTCAGTATAATGCAATGCACTAAACTTCCCCGAATCGTATCCAACCAAGTAATTATATTCGTTTGGTAAACTACCTATTTGACTTTCATCTAACCATTTAAACTGATGTAGATATGACGGTGATTCACTGTTAACTAAGTCGCTAGTTAACATATTGCATTTCTCATTATTAAACAACATTAAACTACTCCAATTCTTTTTGGGGTAGATATGTTGCACCTTATCATCCATTTTAGTTACTGTTTTGGGTTGATAATCATGCTTAACTACCATGACTGCATAACGGTCGTCACAATGTTCAAATACTTGATTTACGTCAACTGTCCATAAAAAGTCACAATCACAGAATAATGACCACCCTGTATAATTATTCATTAATGGTACTAAGAATCTTGTTAATGTGAACTCAGTTGAGCCCTGTATATCCACAACTCTATTATAAAGACCACTATCTCTTAATAAAGACTGTTTAATGGGTAATACATTTATATTGCTATGCCTCAGTATGGAATGTACACATACGTTGTATACGTCATCTAACCCTGAATCATAACCAACATAAACATTATACATCACAATATTTATACGGTAATATATACGCATATAAATAATTCAATGTATAAAATAGTTGAGTGGACAAAAGACTTAGACTTAAGTGAATTCTATAGTGAAGCAGATAAACGTGGCTTTGCTAATAATAGTAGTCAGAAGGTTATGATAGACTGCTTTCGCAATGAGCCTGAATTCAATGCATGGATATTATATCAGGATGACAAAGCTGTGGGGTCTGTCGCATCACATTCTTTTAATGTTATGGGTCCTAATAGCTATCGTGTACTCGCACGTACATGCACTTTTGGCACTGCTAGACAGAATGGTGGATTGATTACACCCAAGAAGTTGATATCAGAACATCAGAATTTAACAGACCAGTTTTTATTACCTGCTTGCATAAACTGGGCTAAGGGTGATTTATATGCTACTAGCAATGAAAGTATAGTAGCAAGTCAGCGTCTTGTGCATAGACATTACTTCCCTACGCTTGCTAAATTGGGTATTGTAGCACGTGTGTGCGAGATGAACTATCGCAATACAGACCAGACAGTTTGGCGTATATATCCAGACAAATTTCTTGCTAACCTAGAACGCTATCCTAGATGGAATTAATGTTTCTTTCTGTAATCTTCAACCGCCGCTTTAATAGCATCTTCTGCTAGTATTGAGCAATGTATCTTAACTGGTGGCAATGCTAATTCTTCGGCGATTTCGGAGTTTTTGATTGATCCGGCTTCGTCAAGTGTTTTTCCTTTGACCCATTCTGTAATGAGGCTCGAACTCGC